ATGTACCGTCATGCCGTAAGGCCCATGCCAGATCTGCCGTTCAAGGGTTACGGAATCCCACAAAGCCCCCCTCGGCGTGAACAGGCGCACCGGCGTACCGACCGTGATGCCGTCAAGCGGGATACGCCACAACGGCATGTACGCGTCAACCGCGCCGGACAATATCTTCCCTGACGGAATGGTCGGGTCGGCGGCGGCAGTCGCATTCGGCGAACCCTTCAACACGACCAACTCCACCAGCTCATTACCGTTCTTGGGGTTACGATTGTAATGCGCGCAAATGATGTCATTGCGTTTCATACCCTGCGACCCGTTGGAAATCGTCACCGATTCCGCCGACGTGATATGCCAGTCCAAGCCCTGTATCGACGCGCAACCAGTGCCGACCGTCGCCCTGTTGGACGAACTCATCGAACACTTGAACGCGTCGCCCCAGTCGAACACCACGTCGGACTTCGAAAACTTGGCCTGATGGATGATCGCCTTGTCCTCGCTTGAAATATGAGCCGTGCCGGCCTTGCCGTCAACCAGTTCGATGGTCACTGTCCGACCTCCTTCAACCATGCTTCGAACGAAGCGTCATCCTGCTGCATGAACGTCATGAACGACGCATTGCATTGGGAGCACAATTCGTAGATGTCAGGTGCCACATCCTCCGCGAGGCGGGTCGCCTTGCCAGCCGAATAGCGGCGCACGGTGTACCATTCACGTGCCTCCGTATCGCCAGCGGCGACATAGGCGGTCTTGCCGCACTTGTCGCATACGTACTTCGAGTAACCGTCAGATTTCACTAGCCTATCCTTTCAAACGTAAAACAACCAAGCGAAGGCAACTGCCTCCACGTGCCGCCGAAATCACCGGAAGGGTCAACGCCCGTCGTGTTCATCACCACATAGCCAATCGGGAACACGGCCTTCCCGGAAGCGCCGTCGCCGACATGCGCGCTGATGACGCCATCCACGCTCACGATCGTGGAACCGTCCACCTTCACGCCGCCCAACACGTCCGTGGACGCCTTCGGCAGCGTGTAGGCGTTCGCGCCCCGTTCGACCGAAGCGAGCTTCGACCGTTCGGAATCGGTCATCATGCCCGACTTGGCGCTGTCGGCCACGCTCTTGGCCGCATCGGCGACGTTCTTCGCATCCTCGGCGGTCTGATTCGCCTTGCCGATCTGCGCCGCGAACCCGGAAGCCGTCCTGTTAGCCGACTCGGCAGTCTGTCTGACGGAATCCAAATCCTCGGAATCGACCTCAGCGTTGATCGTGCCGCCTGAAATCGACAGTCCACGGCCAGCCGTCAAAGACACGCCACCGCCAGCCGAACCACCGGAAGACGAAGAACCGGAATAGTTCGCATTCGCCGACTGCACCGGCAGTCCGACCTCGAACGTCGAAGTCAAAATCCCGGAATCGATTTTCACGATCCGCTTCGTCACAACGGCGGTGACGTTGACGCCGGAAGACTGATCCGCCGCAACAATCTTGTCATCCACACGCAGACCATCGCCGACCTCATCGGACAACGTCACCTCGACCGAGCCACCGGTCTGCAATTCCTGCAGATGCTTCTTCGTCTCGGATTGCAGCGTGGACAAATCCGCGTTGGAATAGTCGTATGTGGCGCATACTTCATCGGCTCCAACGAGCGTCTGCGTCTGACTCACCACGCCGGTTGCATCCGCGAAATAATTAACCACCAGACGGTTCTTGAGCTCCTGCGAGCCAAGGCCGATAAGATGATTCACCGCGCGACGGTTGGTTTCAGCCTTGAAATCCACAAGGTCAGAATCGATCGTGTTGGTGATGGTCTGCACCGGCACGATACCAAGCAGGATCTTGTTGCCGGACACTTTGAAATCAAGCCTGCGGCCACATGATGCAAGCAATGTGCGCAAGCCGGTGTAGGCGTCCACATAACGTGGATTCTGAAACATCCAATTCGACAAAATGGAAGCATCGGAGGAATCGACAGTGAAAACCGTATCCAAGCCGATGCGCTTCAAAAGGTTTTTGAGGATGTCAGGCAGCTTGCCGGAGACTGTCAGGTAATCCTGATTCGCATCCGGCTGCAATATCTTCGCCGCCAACATGCCAGTCCACGATTGACCTATCCAGGTTGTCGTAGACATTCCTCCGGCGACGGACACGCGACGATCGACTATTCGGCCTCCAACATCACTTCCATCGAGCCAAAAATACCAGCCTTGTGAAATGTTCGGCGCGAGTGCGTCATCGATGGTCAGCTCGAAGTCGTTTTCGTCCGTGCCGCAAGCCCAGTCCAGCGTCACCTGCGATATGCTCGCATGTGGCGTTAGCTTGCCGTCGGCGAGGATAACGTCAGCCAAGGCACACCTCCAGAGACGTCAAACATGGTCAAATCGATGCCATAATTGCCGGAAACCGTCAACAGCGAATCTCCGGCCGGTATCGGCTCGAAAACATACGAGCCGCTTCCACTGCCGTTCCCGCGAACGCCCTTGTCGAAAACATCCGAAACGTCGCCGTTTTCAGCTGTCAACGTTATCGACTTCCGCAATCCAGTGGCCGACAGCGACACATGACCGCCTTCCGGCACTGTCACATCAACCGCGTAAGTGTTGCCGCCAATCTGGAAAGACGGGTTGACGCAAGGGCCGAAAATGACCGCGGTGAACTCAGCGGCCTTGCCGGTCGGATTATGCACCGTCAAAGCGATTCTTGATGGAGCCAAATCGGTCGGCAAGTCCAGTGGAAGGTCAATCTGCGAGCCGGTGCCTGCCGTCATCGGAAAGAAATGCTGCACCGGCAGCGCGCGACGCCAGACGCCATCGCACAATACGACCGTGTAGTCAGTCTGCGCATAGGCCGGCCAAGGCACCAGACCAAGCGATGAGCCGACGACATACGCCCGCTGGAACCATTCGCCGTCGACGGTCAACATGCCTGGCGTAACGGCCTGCACGTCCGAATCGAAAGCCGTCTGCACCACGTCCAATCTTGACGGATCCGTGGTGCGGACGGTCATTTTCGCCGTCGAAGCGTTTCTGCTCACCGATTTGACGCCGCGTGTGGCCAGCGTGTACGTCCACGAGTACCCGCGCATTTCCTGCAGGTCAGCCACCCACAGATCATCGGCGTTGAGGTCGATGACCGTGCCATCATGCGCCGTGTACTTAAGCTCGCGCATATTTGCGGATCAACCTCCCCAAGTCACGGTCGCCGACCGTCGAATCATCGGACGCGGCGCTGATAATCGCGCCAAGATCGTTGTGCAGGCTGGTTATCGCCGCCACCACGGAAGCGGTATCAACCTGTACGCTGACCTGATTGCCTGTCATCTGATTGGCCGTGGCAAACACTTCACGTGGAATCTTCCGCTCGTTCAGCAGGCGCATGGTATCGACGCCGTAATAGGCCGTGGCCGCAGCATTGTGCGTGTACTCGCCCGCAGCGAGACGAGCGTTGAGCAGATACACGCTGTCGCTCAAACCATTGCCGGGCGCCCACGCCGGATCCACGTAGCCGGAGAACATGCCACCTCCGGCGAACTGCTGGAAGTGGCCATCGGTGAACATTCCACCGGTGTAGCCACCCTCCTTCTTCGTCTTTTCCGTGACGGTGAAGCTCTTGTCCGCGATCTTGAAGTTGTTGATGGAGCGGAGCACCGGAGTCGCCTGGTCGTTGACCGATGCGGTGCTCTTCTTGTCGTTCAGCTTCTTGCGGTTAACGGCGTCTACCTTCGGTCCGGCCTTGTCGGCCGAATTGAGGGTGTTCTTCTTGTTGTTGAGCCTCTTCGCGTTCGCGGCGTTCGTCTTCGGCGTTGCCCTGTCGGTGGAATCCAAGGTGTTGCGCTTGTTTGACAGTTTCTTCGCGTTGGCCTTGTCTACCTTCGGCGAGGCGTTGTCCTTCGCATCGAGTCTGGCTGTGGCTTTCTTGCCGTTGAGCTTTCCGATGTTCTTGGATGCGGTGTTCGCCTTCTTGGATGCCTTGTCGGTCGCGTCGATGGTGGCGTTGACGTGCTTCCTGTTGAAGTCGTCCATCATCTTCTGCGCCTTCTTGGCGCTGGCCGTGGCTTTCTTGGCGTCGGCGTCGAGCTTGGCCTTCGCTATCTTCTTGTTGAATTTGTCAAGGTTGGTTTCCGCGCCCTTGGTCTTCGACTTGGCCTTGGAATCGTCAACATCAAGCTTCGCCTTGTTGTTGTCGGCGGTCATTCTGATATTGTCGATGGAAGCCTTGATGCTATCGGAACTCAACCCCCAACGGTCTGCCAAGGCGTTAGCGGCCTGTTCGCTCATGCCCGAGGCTTCGGCCTGCCGGATGATCGCATCACGAGCATCCTGCAGCACGCCGTTCGCACGTTCGATCTCATCGCTGCTGAAATTGGTGCTCTCGCCCTGCTTGAGAATCTTTTCCGCAGCGTTCTGGGCGCTGCTGGCGATGTCCTCCAACGCCTGCTTGGTCTTCGTGCCCTGCTCTGAAAACCTGTCAAGCAGATTGCCGCTCTGGTCGAACACCACGCCATTGTCCTTGCAGGTGTCGGACAGTTCACCAATCTTCTGATTCAGCTGGTCGACCGCCTGGTCTGCAGTCAGATTGCCCGACTCCAAACCAAACAACGCCTGGACAAGATCATCGATTTGGCTTGACGCATCCGAAGCGGAAGAGCCAAGCTCTTTGTTCGCGCTGGCAGCTTCCTTCGCTGCCGATGCAGACTTTCCGTCAGCATCCACCGCGTTCTTGGCGGCCTTGCTTTTCTCATTGGCCTTCCTGGAAGCATCATCGTAGGCCTTTGATTCCTCTTTCAGGGCTTTCTTGATGGCGGCTGCCGCAGTTCCGCCAATGCCGGGCTTGTCGATTTCCTTGATCTGCTTGTTGACGCGCTTCAACGCGGCTTCGTTCCCCATGGCTGCGCTGGTCATGTCGGTCAGGCTGATACCCGCCTTGTCAAGCCATGTGGTCAACTTGACGCCGCCACTGCTCATATCCTGATAGGCTCCGGCGATGGTCTCGCTGATGTTGCTGCCGGATTCCAGAGCCGACTGCAATTGCTCGGCGGCTTCCTTGGCCTTCTGCTGGTGGCTGACGAAAGCTGACAGTGCAGCGCCGGCCACCGTCAGGGCGATGCCCCACGGGCCGCCAAGCAGGCTCATGACACTGCTGCCGACCGCCTTGAAACCAGCGGTCTTCAACTGCGCCTTGGAAGCGGACGTGCCGAACGCCTCCATCTGCTCGGAAGCGCTCATCGAAGATGCCTTGAACATCTGGAAGGCGGTCTGCGCGGATCCAAGCGCAGTCTTGACACGTTGGATCGGGTCGATGGCCAGACCGATGTTGTTGGCCATCGTGCTGGTGCTGCCGTTGAGATTGCCAGCGGCCTTGTGCACGGCTCCGAACACGCCGGCCAATGATGCCATGACCACGATGGTCTGCTGCGCTCCGGACGGCAAACTGGCGAACGCGTCAACCATCGTATCCAAGCCCTGCACCATCTTGCGTAACGGGCCTTGAGCGCCCTCGCCGACGGAAATCATCAAGGATTCCATCGAACCACTCAGATTCTCCAGATCGCCCTTGAGATTGTTGTTCTTAGCAGCCGCCTGCTCGGCGGCGTACCCGCTTTCGGATACGGCCTTCGTCCACTTGTTGACACCGGATTCGCCCGCCTCGTACAGGTAGTTCGCGGCCTTGATCGCGTAACTGCCGAAGATGGTCGCGTTCGCCTGGTTGCGCTGCTCGTCGGTTAGGTTCTTTTCGGCCTTCTGCAACTGTCCGGCGAAATTCGCCATGCCGACGAAATGATGTTGAGCGTCATATGCGCTGATGCCAAGCTCTTTCATCGTATTGGAGGCTTCGGCGGACGGGGCGGCCAGTTTCATCAGCATGCTGTTCAACTGGGTGCCGGCCTCGGCGCCGATGGTGCCGTTCTGGGCGAACAGCGCAAGAACGCCTGTGGTCTCCTGAATGTTCATGCCGAAACTGTTCGCCTGCGCACCGCAATTGTTCAACGCCTCGCCGAAATCGGAGACATTGCCGACTGCCTTGCCGGCGCCAGCCGCCAAGGTATCGGCCACTTGGGAAGCCTGGGACCCCTTCAGGTGGAACATGCTCAACGCGTTGGCCATGTATTCGGCGGCATCCCCAACGGCCATTCCATCGGACGCGGCCAGATTCAAAGCGCCAGACAAGCCTCCGTTGAGAATATCCGTGACGCTCATGCCGGCCTTGCCGAGATCGTTGATCGCGTCGGCGGAATCCGAAGCGGAATAAACCGTGGAAGCTCCGGCCTCGATGGCGGCGGCACGCAACTGGTCCAATTGTGCGCCGGTCGCGCCGGTGTTAGCCTGCACGGTGCTCATCTGCTGGTCGAAGTCTGCTGCCATCTTGACTGCGGCCACGCCGAAAGCGGCCACGGCCAAACCTGCTGCGGTCATGCCGCTGGCGATGAGCGCGGACTTGCGGCCTGTGTTCTCCATGCCGGAGGCGACTGTTTTCGCAGTGCTTCCGGCGCGGGTCATCGCCGCCTCATAGGAGGCTGTGTCCGCCATCAACCGGATGACGATGTTCTTGTTCTCCGCCAAAGCATCCTCCAAAAATCAGGTCAAATGCGCCACCAAGGCGTTCGCGGCCGGATTGTCCATGCCATTCGCATCAGTCCACCGTTTCATGGCCTGCTGCATGTGCGCAGTGGCCCAGCAGACGCTGGTTTCGGCATGCAATGTAAGTTCACCCTTCGGGTCTTGGCAGATCGAGCGAGGCAAACCGCACATGGGGCATAATGACCGTTCGTATTCAGCCAATGAACGCATCCAATTGCGTTCCGTCTCATCCCATTCGACCTCATCGCCCTCACTCGGGCGCCAGCCCATGAAACGCTTATAGCTGATGCCGAGCTGGCGGCAGATCTTAAGATCCTCGACTAGTTGCGGAGAACCTGCGAGGCGAGGTCGAATGCCGCTTTTGGGTCCGCTGCGGTGCCGTTCAGTTCGGCGATGGCCTGCCAGATCGGCGTGAACTGGCCATCGGTGAGTTCGTCGAACAGATTCCGCCATGCCTGTTCGGTCTTGTCCTCGTCGGCCACTGGCTTGCCGCCGATGGTCGCGGAATCAAGCATGAGCGGCAGTGCCGCGGCGGCGGTGCCGAACATGTCGTTCGTGCCGTTGTCATTGCGGTGCGCGGCCAATGCCTGCGCCCACTTGCTTACCGGCAATGCCCGCAACGTGAGCTTCAATGTCTCCGCATCCGCCTGTTCGCGTAGCTCTTCGATGCGCCGCGCGGTGGCCTTCGCCTGCCGGTTCGTCCCGGCCTCCGTGATTTGTTCGCGCGTGGTCTCCTCGGCCAGCGCATCACCCAATCGCGCAATGTCTTCGGCGACCTGCTGGTTGAGGATGATGGCGACCTCCATGATACGTCTGGTGACCTTAAGCATAAAACATTCCTTTGCCTTGAAAAACCATGCTCCCCTTCTTCAAAAAGAAAATCCAGCACCGGAGAAAGGGGTGAAAGTCCGGTGCTGGAAGAATCAATCAGGCGACCTTCACGTTCTCCGCCCAGCCAGGAGCTCGGACGGAGAAATTGACCTTGCTGCGCAGCACACTGTTCGCGGCGATCGCCACCTTGGCACTCATGCCGATACGGACCGCATACACGTTCACCGTATCTCCGGCGACAAAAGTCGTATCCGTCTGCTTGCCGTAGCGGCGCACGAAGTAGCCTTCCGCCCCCTCGGTCAACGTATCCATTGCAGCGTTTTGAGCGGAATGCGAAGTGTTCGTGTTGTCGATGACCTCGATGCTCGGGCCGCTGATCTTCTTGCGACCGGGATTCTCGTAATCCTGCGCGCTGTTCTCACGCTGGTCGGAGATGGAATCCTGCGACGGCGAGCACGACCAGCCGCCCAGGGTGACGTAGTTGCTCAGGTCGGTGCCGGCGCTGATCTCTGCAGCGGTCGGCTTCTGGATGTTCTTGATGGACGGCACCCAGATCGTGTTGACCAGACCGTCCGCAGGTGTGGAAGGAACTTCGGTTCCCAGAGTCAAAACCATGACTCCTCCTTAAATATTTGGGTCACATGCGTGACCAGTTGAATTTGAAAGTCAGAAGACGGCACTGGTAAAGCAGCGCCGTATCCTCTGCGGTAAGTCCGGCCGCGTAAGCGCCGGAATCGGAGAACAGAGTCAGACAGCCGGTGTCGAACCCCTGCGCGACGAACCGTTTGCCAGCAAGTCCTGGAATCATGAGGTCATCGGCCAGCACGTTGACGGAATCGGCCGTAGTGCTCACGATGCGCACTAGCAAAGTGCCGATGCCGCAATGCACATGCTGCGTTTCGCCGACGATGTGACCGTTGGTCGTGACCGTCTCAATCACCCACGGCGGCTTCTCCGTAGGCTTAGGCGCCGTCTGCCGGTACACGGCCCAGCCCGTCGCCGGCTTCGGGATATGATCGAGAATCGTGTCGGTCAACGTCATGATCGACTTCATTCAGACCACCTCCACGGCGGCACGCGCCACGTATTCCGCAAGCTTCGGCAATTCTTCCTCACCATGCTCGTAGAACCGATGCGTTCCACCGCCCCTCGCGGTGCCGAAGAACGCGATGTTCGCGAGCGAACCCGCTCCGCCCTTGGTGGGGCCTATCTCGGCGGTGATACGCCCAGCACCCTCCGAAACGGTGTAGGTGATCGGGATACGCCTGAATGCGGCATTGCCGGAACCGTTCAGGTCGTCGCGAATCGAGTTCTTGACGTTCTGCGCGCCCTTCTTCACCGACGCGGAGATCAAAGCGCGGCGAGCCACGCCCTTGGCGAGCAGCGCATCACCGAAGGCCGTCAACCGCGAAGCGTCGAACAGTCCGCTCATGAGTCCTCCTTCACGTTCCAACGGCAGGCGGTGGCGTGCGTCTTCTCGCTTTGAGGCGAGACGAGCCTGAGCCGCCTGCCGACGAGCAGCGGATTAGCGGATTCCGTGACTTCCACCACGTCACCGGCGCGAAGGCCTGGAGTGCCGTATGGAAAATGCACGTACAAAGACCAGACCAACGAGACGGCGCCCATGGCTTGGGCCGCGCTGCCTTCGGTCTGCTCGCTGGCGAGGCCGCCGCTGGTCTGCACCTTGCAGCTGCCTTCGTACACCTTCTCCTTGCCGGTGGTCGGCAGTCCCGTGTCCGGATCCGTTGTGGTGTCTCCGGTGCGGGTGACGACGCACTGGTCGGTCATGAGGCTTTCGGCCATCTGGCGTAGTTTCGGCAGGGCTCCGATGAGAGGTGCCATGCTTGGCATGTCAACCTCCTCAGTAGTCGTAGGGGTAGTGCGGCAGCGGGATGACCACGGGTTCCGGAGCGATGACCGCCGTAGCGAGATCGCTGCTGACGTGTTTCAGCAGCATGTCCCATTCCTCGTCGAGGATGGAGATCTCGCCGCGACTGCGCGAGCTGTCGATGCTGGTCTGCATGTTACCGTCGTCGATCTGCAGCATGGTGCTGCTCACGCCCTCCGGGTTGAGCGCCTTGCGTGCGACGGCTGCGGATTCCACTTCGATGACGGTCTCCTGATATCTCGAGTCCGTGCACCATTCGTCCAGCACTGGGATGCGGTTGCGGATCATCATTTCGGCGCGGCGGAGCCATTTCCCGATCTGCCTGCCTTCGGTGCTGTCGGAGGCGATGTCGCGGCCGAGTTCAACTGCGACATCGTCGATTTGCGCCCAGGTCATGGAATCACTTCGCGATGATACCGGCGTTGCGCAGGCTGGCCAGCAAAGCGTTGATGGTGGCCATCTCCTGACCTGTGGTGGCGTCCCTCACCGCAGCAGCCTGCTTGGCGGGCATGCCGGACAGCACCGTATCGAGCGGCTTAGCTGCGCCGCCCGGCTGCGGCACATACACCGCGCTTGCCGGGATCATGTTCTCGTGACGTCCGTTCGTGGTCTCCTTCATCATTCACCATCCTTCTCACTGGTCTTCTTCTTCGGCTTCGCGGCGTCGGCGACCGTGCTCGGTTCGTCGGCCTGCACCTCGGCCACCGTGTATCCGTGGCGCTGGAAATAGTCGGACGGATCCGCATCGGTCTCACCGACGCCACCGACGAAGGTCACGCCGGCGGTGACGCCGTTGTACTCATTATTCGGAGCTTCGATTCGCCACATCATGATCACCTGACCTTGATCTTACGGAGCACGCCAGCGGCCTTGGTGGCCTTCAATGCGACGCCGACCGGACCAAGCTCGACCTCGCCGCGATGCACCGCGCCCGGCTGGGTGAAGTCAGGCAGCCAGGTCTTCACGAGGGTGCCGTCGGTGGTGGTGATGCCGCAGAAGCCGTCCAAGCCAACGCGGTACGCATACAGGCTAGTGGTGCCGTCTGCGGCGATGGGGATGATCGGATCGTTGCTGCCGGCCTTCTCGCCGGCGTCGGCGAAGAGGATGCCGCCATAGGATTCGCGGCTGATCGGACGGCCGTTCGCGTTGGCGAGACCATCGATCGGTTCGCGCACGTACATGCTGGTGCGGCGCACCATGGCACGGACGCGGGCAAGGGCCTTCTTGTTGCCGACCACGATGGTCGGCGTGCCGTCAAGCAGGTCAAGGAACTCGTCGAGCGTGTCGATGGCCTTGTTGCCCTTCTCTCCTTCGAGGTCGGTCCAGTCGTAGGTGCCGGAGGTGGGCTTCATTTCGGTGCTTGAGCCGGTGAGCGCCTTGTCCAGGCCGTCGAAGGCCTTATCGTTCACGCCAACGTCGCCGTTGATCACGGTATCCTGGAACAGGGTTATCGCGGCCTTCACCTTGTCATTGATGTTGCGTGTCACCTCGTCGGACCCCTTCGGGCCGACGTTCGCGAGGATTCGGTCGATCTCGAAGGCGCCGCCGAGCACGGCGAGTGTGGTGCTGTACTTCTTGGTCGTGGTGGTGCTCGGCGAGTATTCCGTGTTGATGGCGCGGAATTCGGCGGTGGGCTGGGTCTCCTGCCGACGGTAGGAGTAGTCGAGCGTCGCGCCGCCTCCTGCAGGGTTCACGGCATCATCGAAGATGAGGGAATCGAGGATGACGCTGGACTTTCGAAATTCGTCGATGACGAAGGGGTCGTAGTCTTCGAGGGCGTTGTTCTTCGCCTCTGCGAGAGTGACAGCCATAAGGTTGTCTCCTTCCTAATGAATCGGTTACTTGTAATATGCGGAAATGGCTTCGGAGAGACTGTTCGGCTTCGGGTCGCCGCCCTTGCCCTGACTCGGGTCGGGCTTGACGTTCGGCTTGTTCTGCACGTTGACGAGCTTCAGCAGGCTGTCCGCATCGGCTTCCAGCTCCTCGCGAGTGGATCCCTGCAGACGTTCAGCCAAGACCTTCGGCAATTGCTTGTCGACGGCGACCTCGTATCGCAGTGCCTTCGCGGCATTGCCGGTGTTGGACTTCTCCAGGCTGGCGATCCTCTCGCTGGCCTTTTCCGCGTCGGTCTTGTCGCGATCCTCGAACTCTTTGATTCTGGCGTTCGCGGCGGCGAGCTGTTCGCGCAGCGACTTGTTGGCCCGGCGCTCGTTCTTGAGCGCGGTCATGCCGTGTTCGCCGAGCTTCTCGTCGCCTTCGCCGCCGGTATTCGCCTGTGGGTCGGATTGCGGCGGCTCCGGCTGCGGCGGCTCTCCGCCGCCCGGTTCGGCACCGGTCTCGATGGTGCGGATGCGGATGAGATTCCACCATTTCCTATGCATTGTGTTTTCTCCTTGTGGTTTCCTTGGCCGTCACATCGCGTGCCGGCGCCGGCACCATCGCGATGCCGGTGAAAAATTCGATTTCGGCTAGAGGATCCAGCCGTACTTGTAGAGCATGCCCAAGGCCTTCTCATGATCGTCGCCGCAGCGTGCGTAAATGGTCTCAGGCATGAGACGCGGCCTGTCGACCTTTGTGTACCGTCCGCCGTTCTTGACGAATTCCTTGGCGTATCCGGAGTCGATCATGCGTGATGCGGCGAGTCCGTGGCGCGTGGTGCCCTCGGTCGTGTACTTGATGTTCCGCCCGTCGATCTGGGCGGTGCGGATGCCGCGTTGGGCGTTAACCAGCTGGTTGAGGTCGGCTCCGTCCGCGTAGGCTCGGGCGTTGGCCCTTCCGCCAAGGACTTTGGCGAGCTGGCCTTCGTCCAGTGAATCAAGGTATTCGCTTGGACTGGTGCATGCGTTTGCCGGTGCTTTCGGGCCGGTGTAGACGGCGATGCAGTCGCAGTGCGGATGCCTTTCGAAAGGCGTCTTGCCGCATGGCTGTCCGGCGAGGATGACGCATCTTCCGCAGCTCGGCGGTGTCAGGCCGCGCACGTAGGTGGATTGGTAGCAGATGCCGCGAGCGGTCATGCTTGTGGCCGACCGGTGAGTGTCCGCCAGCATGGTGCGCGTCCTGAGCACCAAGGTCACTCCTATGCGGTCCATGGCCACGTCCACCGGGGCGCCGTTGGATACGGCCTGCTTGCCGATGGTGATCGCCGTCCACATCGTGTCCACGGTATCCATGCCGTTGCCGTTCACGCCGACCCACTGCCATGGGTCCGGCTTGTATTCCGGGTGTGCTGCGTTCACCACGTCGAAGCGTTCCATGATTTTCGGCGTCGATGCGATCGCGTCGGAGGCGGTGTGGTATTGCGCCGTGTCCAATGCGAGGAAAAGTTCGGGCATCATGTCCGCGAAGGCGATGTCGAAGTCTGGTTGCGCGTGCTTATGCCACAGTCTGAGCACCGTCGCGGCCAGCCGGTTGCTTCGACTGCGCAGCAGACGGTTCTGCGCCGTCGCCTCCTGCGGAAGCGTCTGCCCCGCCATCGTCGCCGCCATAGTCCACGTCCTTCATGAATTGGCCATAGGATTCGCTGATCTGCTTGGCGAAGTACTCGCGCTCCTTGTCCTTGCGGGCCTCGCTCCAGCCAAGCTCGTCCCATGCCCCCTCGCGGGAAAGGATGCCGGACGCCATGAGCTTCGTGATCGCATCAGCACGCTGAGCGTAGGTCGGCGTGTTCGGATCCTCCCAGTCGCAGCGCACCAGGTTCGCGTTAATGTCGTCGCTGGTGGCGAGCTTGTGCGCCACGGCCATGACCTGCGACCACGCATCGCCGTCAACGGCGTTCTTCAGCTCGACGTTCTTCACCAGTCTCAGCTCGTCGGCGCGGATGGCTCCCTCGGCTGCCGGATTGGCGGTGTTCATTCCGAAATAACGCATCGGAAGACCGGTGATGGCGCTCATCTGCTCGCTCAGCAGGTCGATGACCGTCTTGAAGTTCGACAGGTCGGATGCAGTGAACTGGCCGAATTTCGCGTTCGCGTTCTTGGAGGTGAGCATCGAGTTGAAATAGGTCTTTATCGCCGATGCCGGCTGTCCGGTCTTCGCGTCGATGAAGTCGTTGTGCGTGACGCCGATCGCCCATTTTCCTGGCACCGCGTGAGTTTCCATGGCGATCTGCAGGTCGAGGATGGCGCGTGCGGCCATGTCTGTCGGCCGCACCACGTCGGCCATCTCGCTCTCGCCAAGGAAGTCGCCGGCGCGCGGACGGTTGAGGAACTGCACAACAGGGACGACGCCGAGGTGGTGGTCGTCGCGGCCGGTCATGATCCACTTGCCGTGCTGTTTCTCCAGCCAGAGCGTGTATTCGGGCGTGTACAGTGTCGCGTAGTCCGGCGTCCCGTTCTCCCAAGGGTCGAAATAGACGCGGAGCGCTGATTCGACGGTTCTCGTGCGAGGGTCGATGCGCGCGATCATGTTCCTGGATGATTCGACGGTGATCAGTGGATGCCGTCTGTCCTTCGGGTTAGCGCCTACGCATACGAAGCCGTGGCCCTGCACGCGTGTTTCCGTGTGCAAAAGCACCTGCTGCGATTCCATGTTGTTGTATTCCCAAAGATCGCGCAGCTCGTTTGACACCTTGTCGTCATTCGGCACGGAGAAGGATTTGACCTGCTGGCGCTGCACGACGCTATCGACCACGATGCGCGGCCAATTCAGCGGAAAAACGAACGAACGGAGTTCGGCCGGCACGGCGATGCCGATGCTCTGGATGACCTGCCGTCCGCGATAATAATCATCCCACTGCCTATGAGGCTTGCGCAGTCGTGCAAGCCGGTAGGTGAGGCTCCTGATGAGCTTCGCGTCATCGTCGGAAAGCCTCGATGCCTGTATCAGCTCCACAACAGCCTCCTTACCAGCCGTACACCATGACCGGTGAGCCGCCTGCGCTCCAGCCGAGCGCCCTCATGTCGGACGCCGCCTCGTGTGCGAGGATGTCGGCCATGGTTATGTCGATCTTCTGATTCTCGCTCGGCTTGCCGAGCACGTACTTGTCGCCTGGCTTGGCGACCTTACGCGCCGCCATCATATGCAATCGCGCCATGCGATCGTTGGAATGCGTCGTGGAATGGTCGGCGGTATCCTCCATGAAACGGGTGAGCGCGTCGAACATGCGCCCGATGCGATTGGTCGGCCAAGGCACCACGATGTCCTCGCCGAAGCGGCATGCCCACTCGTCCACCTGCGACTCCCACGGATGCGGATCGCAGTAGAAGCGCTGCACCTTGTACCTGTCGAACATTTCGGCCACGCAGGCGTCGACCTCGCTTCGCGGTATGCGCCCCTCCCATTCAACCGGATTCCAATACGCCGGACGATTTGACGGCCCGTACGTCGGCGTCCAACGCCAGCCATCCACGGTCTCCGCACGCAATGCCGTCCAGTCACCGGATTGCGAGCCATCGAAGCCGAGACAAATCTCAGCACCCGGCTCGGGCGGCTGACGGTCAACCATCGTGCCATCGTAAAGCGGCTCAGGCATGTACGAGCCCAAACCCTGCACGATCTCACAACCGTAGAAACGTCGGGCCTGCGCCGGATCACGGGCCATAAGCTCGGTCGCGGTCGCTTCGACCTGATCGAGCGGCACCCACGGCGAACCGGAATAGACGAATTCGAGAATCTTCCGCCTATCCTGCGGATCCGCGAAATCCAATGAGGGGTCATGCTTCGGGAAGAACTTCATGATGTCCGACGCCGTGCTATCGTAGGTCATCTGGCCAAAGCTGGCGTCCATCGGATCCCACGGATTCGTCAGCTCAAGCATTCTTCCATCCATGGCCATAGCGCCACGCATCACCGTGTCACCAACCTCGAACATGCCGCTACGACGAGTCCAGATGCCGGATTCGTCGCCGAGGACGAAGTTCACCGGATTACCGAGCTTCGAGTGCGCCGAAGCCGTCACAGGGTCGATGCGACCGCCGTTCGGAAGGCGGATGAAGCCTTCACGGACTTTCATCAGGTCAGACAGGTGGCCATTGCGCACCATTGACTGCAAAGGACGGTAGACGTTCGCTGTCTGCTCTTCGGAAGTGGCGAGCAGCTGAATCAAAGCGGTGCGACGCGGCATGCCCATCGGCTCACCCGGAGAATACTCGTACTCGAAACCGCATGAGCAACCCCAGTCGGAGCAGCGGAACGTCTCGCCGCCTTTGGCCCATCCGCAGAACACGCAAGGCCCAACACCCTCAAAAGCAGCGACTGCCGCGCCGAAAGGCGACTTGCCCAGCTTCTGACCGCCGACGATCTGACCTCGACGCCACTTGAACGCAGCAGCCTGACGAGGCCGAGCCGGATCATACACCGCATCAGGCTTCACCCGATAAAAATCGATGGCGTTATCCAACTGCCAGCCGACAAGCTCAAACGGCTTGCCCAGATCATAGCCATTAGGCACAACGCAGTGCGCGGCAATCCAATCGGCAAAAAGGAAACCAAGGGACTTCGGAACAACCGGCGTTTTCTGCTCGCTCATTCCGCATCCTCTTTCTGATTCTCAAGCCACCGCTGCTTCGCGCTTTTGAACGGGATGATCTTGTCGGAAGATTCTGCCGAGCGTTTCGGCTTCGGCTCGTCATCGACAATCGCCCAACCATTCAAACGAAGACCTTGTGGCGTCAAGCCGATGGTGTCGGCATACCGTGCAAGCGCCGTACGGTCAGCAGCCTTCGCCTCCGAAGACTCGCAAAGCACGAACTGCCTCACGTACAGGGCAATCGTCGTGAACATGTATCCATAACGCGGCATATGCCATGCGATGGCCTGCGGCAGACGCCACAAGTCACGCCACAATTCACGCTCACGCCGATTCCACGCCTCCGTGGCCTTCTCGTCACGCTCCTTATGGAAACCGTCATCATCCTTCCAAGTGTCCCAAATCGTCCACTCGGACAGTGGAAAAGCCTTCGGTCGGTAACGGTATCCGCGAGCCGAAAGCGGAAGAATATCAGAGCCAAGACCACGCGCGTCCGACCGGGCGCTAGACGGATCCGGCATCGGACCGGAGCGCGTGCGTGCGCCGCCATGCGTCGCCATGCGACCTCCAATCCTCGAACCGGAAAAATTACGGTATCGGCCAATCCGTCAAATCTTGAACTATCCGCGAACTTGCGAGTCCCCTCACCGGCGGTCTTGGCCTTGCCGTTCGGGGTACCCCCCCTAGTGGTGTTGGCGGGTTGGTTGATTGTATTTTTTCCTGTTTTGGCGTGTGTTTTGTTGTTTTTGTTGTGTGTGCTTGTTTGGCTTGTCCGCTTGCGTTTGATTCGTTTGTGTCGTGTCGTGTTTGCGTTTGTGGTTTGCCTGTTGGTTGCGACTGTGGTTGCTGCTGTGGCTTGGCTTGGTGTCGTGTCCAGTGTTCGGCGCTTGCGGTTGCTTTGTGCTGTCCGTCTTTCCTGTTGCAGCTGCGATGTTCCGGGCCTGTCCAGCTTTGTCTGTTGTCTGTGTGCCCGAGATCCCATTGGTCCGCGGCCGTGACTGGCTGTCCGCATTTGGCGCAGATGTGTGTTTCGCCTGTGGCCAGTCGTGCCTCCCATGCCCTGCGGAGGTGGCGGTGTGCTGCGTCGTATCCTCTTGCTGTTGAGCTGCCACGCTGCCGCTCGTATTCGTGTGTGTGGATGGCGCAGAAGCGTGTGCCTTGTTTGACGAGTTGTGGGCAGTTGTGCCAAGCGCATCTGCGGAGACTCATGTGGCCTTGCCGCCTTCCGTGGCTGTGGTGTCCGGCATGTCCTGGGTACGTCACCCGCGAAGTTCCCCAGACCAGCCCCAGCCATTTATGGGCTACCGGTGTGACTGGTGTCGCCGCATATGTCGGCGTCCTTTTCGCATCGGCCCCAAGGGTTTTCGCGAGGCTCCATGCCGGACAGAGATGATTATAGCGAATGCAGCTGGATATGAATAATGGTCCAACCATTTCTGGCTGAACCATTTTACGAACATACGACAGTATAGCATTTTAATTGTGACAGTCAAGCATGGCGGTTATTTCTCCGAGGTTGAACACGTACTCTCCTTTGTGTTTTGTCGGCGTGGCGTGGAGTTTGCCTCTGGTGAGCCATTGGCGGATCTGGCTGCTGGTGCAGTGGATGTCCATTTTGGTGAGGTAGCGTGCGACTTCGATTGGTTTTCCGGTGTATTCGAGTTGCCAGAGTTTGTTGTCGCGTTCGGCTTTGATGGCTTGGACTCCGCCTTGCCATTTGCAGTCTGGGCATGTCCATGTTTCGGCTTGTGGCGTGCTGGTGGCTTGGTGGCCGCATTTTGGGCAGGTGCCGATGATGACCATGGCCTCTTCTGGTGTGAGGGCTTGTTCGTTGCATCGGATGATGTGTTCCAGGGTGGCGTAGTCGTCTGCTGCTGTGCTCATGTTGAGGATGGTGTGCCGGTTGCTGATGATGGCATACCATGCTTTCCGCCAGTCGTATGCGGCGTATGCGGCGCGTATTTTTCCTGCTTGTTCGGCGAGCCATGCTTCCGATTCGCTGATGAGGGTTTGCGCGTGGGTGTCGATGGGCAGTGGCGCGTTGCCTTTGTTCGGCGTGTGGCCTGTGGGGCCGATGTGTGCTTGGCGGAGCATGATGCTTCGCAGGGCGGGCAGTTGGACGTGTCCGAGCTGGCGGATCAGCTGCCAGTAGGTTTCACGGCAAGTTTGGCAGAGCAGATTGTCTGCTGTCGTTTTCATTGGCTTGTGGCAGTGCTGGCAGTCGGTCAAAGTCTGGTCTCCTTGTCGTACTGGTGGATTATCGCTGCGACTTCGGCTTTGGGCACTTGCGGCACGAGTGGCGCGATCTCGTCGAGCGCGTAACCGGCTTGATGCCACTTGATGATCATGTCCATGAGTATTTTCTTCATTTGTATTCCTCCACTGTGTCGCATCCGATGGTCGTGCCATGGTCGGTCAGGCAGACCCATGTCACGTCGCCGGTTTTGACCGTCGTCATGCCGTAATCGGGATGCGTGGCTAGATGCCAGTGCGCATAGATGTTTAATCCCATCAGGACCACCAGTGCGACAATCAGAATTTTCTTGACCTTGTCCAAGCCGTCCATCATTCACCGTCCTTTTCGATTTTGACGATCTCCTTGTATGGGTTTTCTGTGGTGTGTGGCGGAAAATCGCATTCCTGGTCTTTCCAACCGGCAGCGTATCCTTCCTGCCATGCCTTGCGGCGTTCGTGTTTCAACCATTCCAGGCTGCACATGGTTTCCGGTTCGTCATGTCTCATGATTTCTCCTTGTTGAGTTGTTTCGCCATCTGGCAGGCTCGTTGGTCTGGCGTGGCGGTTTCCTTGTCGCGTCCGAGCGCCTGCAGCACGTGTTCGCACTGCCATGTGTGCACGTGGCGTTTCGACGGTGGTATGCCGCTCATGTTGGCGCGGCGTTGGCACCAGCCTTTCCACAGTCGCGTCCAATCACCGATGGCGCGTGTTTCGTCTTGGTGGCGCCCTGCGAACGCGAGCCATGCGGATTCGAGATCGAGATTCGGATATTCCACAGCCAGCGTCCTGTCCGTTTCGCCGCACTCCCGCGAATCGCCGAAATCCTTCACGCCGATTTCTTTGGAGAAAGAAGAAGAATATTCTTCTTTCTCTTTCTTTGGTGTTCTGGTGTTCTGGTGTTCTGGTGTTTGTCCCGATGTAACAGCGTTACAGTTCCGATGTAACGCCGTTACATCCGATTCGTTGCGATGCTTGGCCACGCGCTCGGCGCTTTTCTTCCTGGCGTGCAATACCTGCTCTCTGGTGCGATTGTGCGCGGTGTAGTCGTGGATCAGCCAGCCTTCTTCGACCTCTTCAAGCATTCCCTCGTCCACGAGCGCCCTCACCTGTTCCGGTGTCGCTCCGATGTTGGAGAGCATGGCGCGACGTGGCACGAAACCGTCCGTGAGCCTGTCCCCGCACAACGAGAGCGCCATGCAGTACACGCCAACGGAATCGGCGCGGCCCATGCGCACGAGGTCACGTATCTTGTCGTTGTCATAGAAGCCGTTCGCCAATTGCACGTAGCCTCGTCTGGCCATCGCCTAATCTCCTCTTGTGGTTCCGTCGTGGTCCATCGAATCCAAAGCTTTTTCGAGTTCCGCCAAGCTTGGTGGGGGCCAAGGAAGAATTCCAGCATCTTCCATCACATGCTCCCGAATCGCTTGTAGAATTCGCTGTCGGTCATGCCATACAGCGGGTCCATGCCAGTTGTCGGCTTGCGCGCGGCCAACTTGTATCCGCAGTAGGGGCAGGTCACGTAATATGTGCCGACAACCTCGCAACAGTGAGCGCATTCCACATACTTGATCGTCTTGCTCATTCGTTTGCCGCCTTCCGTGCGATTTCGAGCATTTCCCGAGCGTCCCTGATGTAATTGGCGCGCATCTCCGGCTCGGCCAGAGTCCAGAAGCAGTCCTCACTTGGCATGACATCTTCCCAGGCTGGTGCCATGTCCCACCACATCAGTTTTTTCGCCACGGCCTCCACTTCAACGTCAGCCGGTGGCGCGTTGCGGCCACGCAGGTACGCTTCCTGCAAATCGTCCGTGTCGCAGGAAAACTGTTCCTTGACACGCGTTCCACTCCAGTAGCGGGTCGGATATACCTTCTCAGCTTCATCATCCGCGATGCTCAATTTGTCCTCTTTCCGTTCGCTTTGACCATTGCCCAGAGGATTTCGCTTGCCGGACGCCTCCGGTATGACAGGTCGTTGTATGACTGCACGTGGCCGAGAATCAGTTTCGAGCCGGTCGAATCGGGGGTAAGGATCGCGTTCACGCGCTCCGGCACCATCTTCTGCCATACGATCTCGTCGCACAGTTCCTTCGTGCAGACCAGATAGTTCTGGTCGCCGTAGAACGTCAGGCCGTTGCCGCTCGTGAAGTCAGCCATGCATGACTTCACCTCGTAGAACCCGAAGCAGCCTTTCTCCACGCTTGCGGGCACCGGCTCGCCGTTGACGTTCAATGGCTTGAAGCCCACGTAATCCACTCGCCGCTCGTCAGGGGTATTGCGGTCGAAGTTGACCTCGCTCGCCCAAAAAGCGGTCTGATTCTTCAGACGCTTCTCCACCAGCTCGGACAGCATTGCGGTGGTATCAGCCCTACTCATTCCGTATCCTCCTTAATGAAGACGATCCAATGTGTTCCGGTGCGGTTCGGCTGTTTGTTGC